TCTTCATCTCCCTGCTACAAATGTTATTTATTACTTTGACTTGCGCCGTGTTTTAGAGAATGGGGCAAGTAGAACAACTAAGTGGACTGAACTGCCTTATTATGCTTACTGCACCACAGAAGATAGAAAACTATTGCTAGGGGTTGCTGGTGGTATAGCTCAGTATAGTGGCTATCAAGACAATGGTAATTCTTATCGAATGTCTTATTACACTCCTAACTCAGATATAGGTGCGCCATCTTCTTTGAAGTTTCTTAAAAGAGCTAAACTCATTGCAATAGGAAACGATACACAAGATTTTGTTATTAAGTATGCCTACGACTATTCCGCTACTTATTACTCAAGAGTTTATTTTAACACTTCTACGCAAGTGCCTTCTGAATATAACATTGCTGAGTATGGTATTGGTGAATATACAGGTGGATTAAACATTATTACTGCTAAGGTAAATTTAGGTGGTAGTGGAGAAGTAATTAAGTTTGGTGTTGAAACTGTAGTAGATGGTGCTCCTGTTTCTATACAAAAAGCAGATATATATGTAACTACTGGAAAGATTATTTAACATGACTAACTATGTCAAATTTACAGACTTTCAAGCTAAAGATAGCTTAACTACAGGTGACCCACTTAAAATCATTAAAGGGCAAGAGATTAATGATGAGTTTAATGCTATTCAAACTGCAATAGCTACAAAAGCAGACTCAGCTTCACCTGCTTTGCTAGGAAATCCAACTGCCCCTACACAAGCATTTGGTAATAATTCTACTAGGGTTGCAACAACAGCTTTTGTTCAAGCAGCATTACAAGCCTTACACCCTATTGGTAGTGTTTACACTGCTGTCATTTCTGACAACCCAGCCTCATTGTTTGGTTTTGGTACTTGGGTGGCCTTTGGTGCGGGTAGAGTTTTAGTAGGTTATGACGGCACTGACCCTTTATTTGACTCAGCCGAGGAAACTGGTGGTAGTAAAGATGCTGTTTTAGTTAGCCACACCCATACCGCTACGGTGAATGACCCCGGCCACTTTCATAGTATTAGGACTTTTGTTGAATCTGGAACAAATGCTTACGATTCTGGGGCAGGTGTCTCTGGCGCAACAAGAAATACAACTACAAAAACTACAGGTATTACTGTAGATAATAGTACAGAAGGTGTTTCAGGAACAAATAAAAACATTCAGCCTTATATTACTGTATATATGTGGAAACGAACTGCTTAATGAAAACAATATCTATTGTTCCAGTAGAATACATCCACCAAGCGTGGGCTAAAGTAGGTAAGTTTATAGAAGCAGCGATGGAACATGCTAAAGGTGAATGTACAGCAGACCAACTAAAAGTAATGCTTACTAATAATCAGCATCAACTTATGTTGTTTATGGAAGATAAAGAGCCAGTGGGTGCTGTAGAGTTTCACTTTACTAATTTCCCTAATGATAGGGTGTTTTACATTAATGCTATTGGTGGTAAGACTTGCCAAGAGCACACAGATATGATGTTTGATTTTGCTAGATTGCATGGTGCTACAACCGTAAGAGGCAGTGCCAGAGAAAGCGTTGCTAGATTATGGCGACAAAAATATGGCTTTGAAAGTATATACATTACGGTGGAAAAAAGACTATGAGATATAACCCGATATTGCACGGACATGCTGCACGCTGGGATGAAGAACGAAAGCCACATGGAGGTGGTGGTAAGGGAGATACCCCTGACCAGATTCCAGTAATTCCATCTAGAGCTACTACTGGTTTTGGTACAGCTTTTGCTGACCCCATGACTGGTAAATACAGTTATAAGCTAGACCCTCGTCTTGCGGCTATGCGTGACCAGTTCTATGGGGGTGCTCAAGGCTTCTTACCTTCACAACAAGACTTACAGTTTGCCCAAGGTGTTTCTGGTTTTGGTAGAGATGTTTATGGGCAAGGTAGTGATTACCTTACTCAAGCTATGGGTATGTCTCCACAAGATATTGGTGCGGATTACTATCGCCGTATCCAAGACTTACAAGCCCCTACTAGAGCACAAGAAGAAGCTAGAATGGCTGACACCTTGTTTAAGACTGGTAGAAGTGGTGCTGCTATTGGTTATCAAGGTCAAGGGTACATTAACCCTGAACAATTTGGGTTACTAACCGCTAGAGCTAATGCTGACAAGGCACTTGGCTTAGAGGCTGAAACATATGGTAGACAACTACGTCAGACAGATATTAACTCTGCTTTAGGGTTACAACAAGCGGGATTAGGTGGGGTTACTGCTGGTTATGGTTTGGGTATGCTTCCTTACCAATCTGCTGCTGGCGTATTTGGATTAGGAACAGACATTGAGAAGTTGGGTATGATTCCTATGCAAACGGCTATGGGTGGTTTACAAGCTCAACTTGCTTTACAACAGCAACAACAAGCTTATGAAAATGCTACTGCTGATGGTGGTAAGGGTGGAGGTTTACTTGGTGGTATTGCTAATGCTGGGTTAAATTACATTGGTAGTGGTGGTAACCCTATTGCTGCTGGTAAAGGAGCTATGCAAGGTATGTCTGGTAAGGGGGGTGGTGGTATGGTTTCTCCATCTACCATTATGCCGGGATATGGAGGCTATGGTAGCCAAGTGTTAAATTATGGTAGTCAACCTTCTTCCTTATTAGGAGGCAATGCTGCTTTACCTAATTATCAAATAGGTATGGGTAATGTTCAAGGAAGGTATTAATTATGGCTGAAAATATCGTTGCAGGGTTATTTGGATTAACCCCACAAGTAATAGAACAACAGCAGTTACAGCGTGGGCAAAACCTTGGTGGTTTGTTTGCTGCTGCCACTATGAATCCTTATGCTACTCCTAGTGTTCAAAATGCTTACTTAGCGCAACAAGGAGCACAATTTGCTCTTGGTGATTTGGGTGCTAGAAAGTTAGGTGGATTGTTTGGGATACAAGACCCAGAGCTAAAGAAAGCTACTGCTTTTGAATCTATCTTAGCTGAAACACAACAAGAGTTAGGGCCAGAAGGGTTACAAAACCCTGAACTACTTTATGGCACTTTAGCTAGTAAATTAGCTAATGCTGGTTTACAACGTGAAGCCACTATGATTACTATGGAAGGCCAAAAGGTTATGGCTAATCAACGTAACCAAGCTCCTCAAAATAAATTACAACAGTTTATTTCTGGATATAGAGAAGCAGTTTCAAAAGGCGATGAGAAGGCAGCTAAATGGTATTCTGATGCTATCACATTAGAAACAACCCCCACTGAAAAAGGAACTGGTGTTCCTAGCACAGATAAACTTAGAGCACAGTACTTAGCTATTGTTAATAACCCAGACTCCACTCCAGAAGAAGTTTTACAAGCAGAGCAAGGGTTAGACCGACTTGCTTATGAAAAACGTAGTGGAGTTTTACAACAATATACTAGAAACCCAGAGACAGGCACATTTGAACCTATTTCAGGAACTCCAGTAGCAGAGGAAATACAACAAAAAGAAGAAAAAGCAATCAAGTCTATCTACAACCAATGGAAAAATAGTGGAAATGTCTTAACAAATATTAAGAAAGCAAAAGAATTGGTTGGGCCTTGGACAACTGGTTGGGGAGGGATTTTATCCTACTTACCAAAGACAGATGCTAGACGTTTGTCTGGGCTGGTACAATCAATCAAAGCTAATATTGGTTTTGATAGGTTGCAAGAGATGCGTGACTCTTCTCCTACTGGAGGGGCTTTAGGCCAAGTTGCGGTTCAAGAAATTAATTTTCTACAATCAACTATTGATACATTAGATACATTAAATAGTGAGGAAGAAGTAAATGATGCTTTAGAAGCAGTTGCTGCTAGTTATATCAGACTTCAAAATGAGCTAGAATCTCGATTTGGAGAAAAAACAGGCGGAACTTTACGAGGAAACCAAGGTTCAGGGAGTGATTCCCCAGCAATGTCTGCGGATGACTTCCTTAAAAGCAAGGGGTGGAACTAATGGATTTAGCTTCTCTTAGAAATGACCAAGATTTTCTCAATTTACCAGAAGTTGAAAGAGCTAAAGTTGTTGAATCTCTTGTATTAAAGGATAGGGATTTTTTATCTTTATCTGACGCTGATAAAGTTAAAGTATTAAACACTTTAGTTGGCTCTACTGGAAAAACACCGGAGCCTGCGGTTTCCCCTTCTCCTATTGCACCTTCTCTTGACAAGGCAGTAGAGCAGTCTGAGACTGGACTTACTCCTAGGTTTTTAGATTTTAATCCAAGTACAGTAGCTTTAGGTACATTAATTAGTACAGTTATTGGTGGAGCTTATGGTAAGTTTGCTAAAGCGGGCCTTGGTACAGGAAAGGGATTAGCCACTGGTGGGTTTGAGGGGGCACTTTCAAGTGGTGTAGGTGAATATATAAGGAGTGGGGAGCAAAACGGTAATAACGAAATGCTTGCTTTGGGAGCAGAACTTGCTTCCCCTGCTGCATTACGTTCATCTGTTGAACTTGTCCCTAGTTTATGGAAAACTATTAAGCCCGGTGCTCAGGCAATTAACCCATCATATCAAACTACAAAAATTGGAGAGGTAGTTGGGGAAACTTTACGCCCTGCTGGAAAAGAAGTTAGGGGGGTTGAGTTAATGAAACGTCAAACCTTATTTGGTGAGCAAGATTTAGGGCCATATCCAGAATACAGAAAATACACTACAGAAACAAACGAACAAGCCGCTCAATTTCTTGCTGACACTTATGGGATTTTGGTAAAAGAAGGTGAGTTAGCTTCTCGGGGTGTTAGGGATTTTATTAACAATTCAGTTTCTAATGCACAAACTCCTTTTTTAAAATCTGCGTCAGGGATTACTTTTTTAAAAGAGTTAGGTACTACTAAATCAATTACACCTGCTGAGAAAAAAGCAATCCGAGAGTTGCTCACTGAACAAATGAGTTCTGCCCCTATAGATAAACAAACATTTGCAGAAAGATTAAACAATTCTCTTCAAAATACTACTAATTTTAAGTATGGTGGAGTTGAATTAGGTGAGAATGCTAGAACAATCCTTAGAAAACATTTTAATACTTATTTAGATGATATTAATAATAAGTCAGGTTTAAATTATGATGCTTTAAAAAATCTTGAAGAGGCTCAATTTGTTGCCACTGCTAGAGATGCTATTCCGGGGATTTTGGGTAGAAAATTTAGCCCTAAGTTAGTTGAGGAATATGGTGCTAATATCGCTAAATCTCCAGAAGCTAAAAAGGATTTCCAAGTTGCTTTGTTTTCATATTTCAGAACACTTCCTAAAGAGCAACTAGTTGGGGCATTTGAAGATTTATACCCTACTTTAGTAAGGCTAAAATTACTACCTAGAGAAGAGCTTGTAAAACTTCAACGTGGTGTGGCTAAAGTTAAAAACCAAACTACAGCCGGAAAAGTAAGTGATGTATCTTTAGTTTCTCTTAGGGAAGGGATTTTAAATGGAGTCATTCCTGCTGAACTAGCAAATGCTGTTATGCAACAAGAAAAACTAATAAATGAGTTAGAAAATACTCAGTTTACTATGTAAAATAGGGTAAATCATTATAAAGGGCATTTCTAAGCGTTTTGAGACGTTTTAAGGGCTACAAGACATAACTAGTCAAGTAGCCCATTTTAACGCCTTGTAGGGGCTTATATGAAGTCTAAATTTTAGAAAATACCTAAAAATTTACGTTTTGGTGGGTTATTTCTCTTTTCTATTTCTTTTTTAAGTTTTTTACGACATTCCCAAAGGTCTTCCATATATTTATGTAATTCTTGTTCAGCTTGTTTTTTTGTTGTGTATTCCCCAATATAACAATTCTCTCCCTCATTAAAATATCCTTTTGTTGGGACATGAAAAGCAATAAAAGTTCCATGTTCACTCTTAACTATCCTACCGTAGACAACACCATTTTTCGAAAAATTAGCCATTGTTTGTTTTCTCCAGTAACACCCTAAAAATTAGTAAATCTAGTATAAAAACCCAACCATCCCCCTCTTCCCCCAATTCTTCATGAGTGATGAACTCAACACCAAGAGAAACACCAGTAATAAACTCTAATTTAATAGTAAACATTTTCTTCCCTTATACGGATAGTTATTACATTCTATCAAAACTTTATATAATATCTTTTGATGACTTTCTGTTGGACAATATGTAATTAACTTAGAAGTCCCTTCATCATCATAAAATTCTACATAATAGTCATACCTAATCCCATCATATGCCTTCCCCTTCTTAATATACACTTTTAGTTTACCTCACAACTTGCACCAGCACAAGCTAAATTATCCTTAGCTTCTGTATGGTCATCATGTTCAATTACTTTAGTCAAGTCAATCTCCTTCAAGTGTTCAAACATCTCTTCAAAAGTCTCTTTAGTACAGTCCTCGAAAGGTGCTTGTATATACGTGCCACCATTGTAAGGTAATACTGAAATACCTGTGTAGTTATATCTATTCTCCCACATCCACTTACCACACTCTTCCCATTCATCATCCTTAAGTGAAATGGTGCAACTTACATTGTGTGTGTTACTACCTTGGTTATGTCCCCCTGCCACCCACTCTTGGTTGAAGCGTTTTACTCGTTCAAGAATGTCTTGATAGCTTTCTGTTCGTAGTAATGCTCCCTCTGGGGCTTTCTGTGGGAAACTCATCACAGCTTCTAAGTGAGGCTTAAAGGAACAATCTTCAATTAGGGCAGGCACTTTCTCTTTCATGTATGTGTAAAGAGGTTCGTTTTTACCCACTCGCATACGGCGGATATAATAATCATTATGCCAAGCATGAATACCACTAGAGCTACCAAGCACAAGAGAAGTAGTACCAGCAGGTTTAACAGTAGTAATCCGATAGCTTGGGTTAATGTTGATAAGTGATGCAACCCTTTCGTTTTCCACTTTTGTAACATTAGCTGCCTCTTCTAAGTTTAGTTTTAACACCCCACCAGAAGCAATGCCTGTCATAGATACACCAAGTAGTGCTTCTTTCTCTGTAGTGTCTTTCCANACATTACGCAAGTANTGGAAGTCTGTATACCCTGCTTGTAATGTACCAATNAATGTTGCTGCCTTAACTCGATTGTTCAATTCCTCTTGNGTAGTNACATCTGATACATTCACTTCAACTANGTTACAATATTGGTTAGGGCGTAAGCTAATCTCTGCACATGGGTTTGTNCCTACATCATANTCATTAGTCCAGAATACTCCGGGTTCACCTGAACCAGAATCTTCCACTCGTTTCCATAAAGCAAACCACTCATCCTCTGTAATCTCATCTCGATTAAGAACAACTGAATTATTAGCTCTACCTCGTTGTGGGTTTAACTCCCACCATGCACCACTCTTAGCAGAAAGCATATCATAGTCATCTTTGTCAAATAAACTAATCAATGCAGCTCTACGGATACCACCAGATAACACAGCATCAGCAATGTGACAAATCATATCATGCACTTCTAACGGATGTAGCTGTCTACCTACAGCGTCATTCAATACACTGCGTAGCTTATCTAAGCAGATACGCAATGGGTCTGGGCCGGGAGCTTTACCACCAGAAGTAATTAGTCTAGCTCCTTTAG